TTACTTCTTTCTGCATCACTGCAGCTACCCCACGAGGTTTAATTTCTAAGTCACCTTCTATGTCTTCTGCAGTTTCATTAAATTGCATATTCCATTGAAAGTAAGCTTCTCCCATAGGTTTTAAAAGATAGTCATCTATATTCTTTATAACTGTTTTCATTGAAAGACCTGCTGATCCCATCAACATAGATAGTCCTGCTGCAGTACGACCTGTGCCTGTCACTCCAGTTTGTCCGTGCATGATTGACGGTATGCCAGTTTCTTCATCTGCAAGTTGACGAGATATCTGATACATTTGTATGTTTTCGCCTGCAGTGTTTGGAAACTTAAGACCGTTGATTGCAGTTCCACTGACTCCTGATTGTCTACGGAATATCTTTCCGGGAAATATATCCATGTTTTGTCCGGGAACTAAACTTGCTTCGTCTACGTCAAATACAAGATTACCTGCTAGTGCTAAGTTGTCAATAGCCATTCTTACGTGACCATTCATAAGCATTTGTGCATCTTCCATATTTTCTGCTACACCAACACCCCACATTTGATAAGGATTGATTTCATATGGAAATACTTGATAAGGTATTCTTGCTGGTGTAAATGGATTAAGAACACATCTAAGTATCATTGTCCCACATACCCACACGTTTACAGGTATTTGATCTAAATCAGATATACCTTGTGGTAAAGTTAAGCCTGCTTCATCAGCAAACTTAGCATCAACGACACCCCAATATTCAAGAACTTCAAATCTGCTTTCTTGATAGTAAGGCTCGGTTTCATCTTCACGAATAGTATCTTCGTAGTACTTGTCTTCGTAGTTAGGTCCTTTTGCTAAACACTCTTCCACAACACTAGCATCAAAGTGTGGTCGTTGTGATAAAGCTCTAAGCTGTTGCCTATTCATACGATGTCTTTGTATTACGTACTCACAGTCTTCTATACTAGTAGCAGATGGATCAGGATGAAAATCCCACACAGATACAGACTCTATTCTTGGCACTGCTTTGTCATAAGGCATGTATTCTCTGTTGCCCTCTTCATCTCTTTGCCACTTGTGTACTTTCTTGTTAAAGTTGAAAGGTCCCTTGACTATTCCTGTACCAAGTAAAGATGCTTCAAATATAGCATGACGAAAGACGTTGACTGCATTAGTGTCAAGTAACTGATCGTGTATCATCTGTTCCATTTTACGTGCAGCTTCGGCTGACGGACTTATCTGAGGTTCTCCTCCTTTTGCAGGTCCTTCGACAAGTGGTGCGTTTGGAAATTTACCAGCCATGCCACCTAAGAAATCCATAGATGGAGTTGCCTGTGTTGCTCCCGGAGGTAGTTCTCTTCCGTCACCTGCAAAACCATATTGGTCTTGTGGTGGAGGTACTGCCTGATCGATAGGAGTTTCCAAGTGAGCAAACTTTGCTACACCTTCTGGAACGGGTGTGTCTTCTACAACTAGAGGGAACTTTTTGTTAGCAAATAATATGTCAACAATCTGTCCATATGCTGCAAGAACTTTAGTTTTGGTTATTCTGACAAATACTTTTGATCTTTCAGAATCACGATATTGTGTGGTAGAATCGTAGATGCCACGAAAGTTTTTGTAGGCTTGTAGCCATCTCTGTTCGTGAGAACGTCTACCATTTTCAGAATCTTCAAATCTACTCTTTACGTATCCTGCAAGTCCGGGCATGATGTCCGATGCATTTGACATAGGAAGAGGAGAATCAGATTCCTCATCTGAGTTTAAAAAGTTATCAGCCATTAATAAATCCTAGCTAAAGTAATTTTTGTCGTCTGCCATTGAGAATAAAGAAGCTTCAACAGTTGGTTTAGACTGTTTCTTTGGCATATCAACTTGCAACTCGTTGTTACCGTTGTTTGACATATCAAAGTCCATTCCTTCTCTAGTTAATTGATTTGATCCCATCGGGTCATTAACTGAAGTTTTATCGCTGCCCATTATGTATGAAGCACCGTAGTTATAGTCATTATTTGGCATTTTTGTCTCCTATATACCAGTTACATGATACCCTGTTGTTCAGGGATACCCTTACGCAACATATCACTCATCTGTTGATCCATTGCATAATTCATCGGTCGAGCTTCACCTTCTGTTTTTTCAGGTAGGTTTAAAGGCTCGATAGTTTCGTTTCCTATATTTGTATCTTCTGCAATAACGTTCATAGCACCAGCTTCAGCCATCTGTCTTTCCATCTCTGGATCACGGTAGCCTGTTCTGTCTGGAGTTTCACCTGCAGGACTTGATTGCATAGCAAATCCTACTGCAGCTCCCGGACCGAACCCTAATCCTCTTTCAAGAAGGAGTTCAGTTCCTATATCTTGGGCTGCTTCAACAGGGTTGGTAACAAGCTGTCTAACTGTCTCTGCACCTAATGCACCAACTAAGACTTTTGTTCCCTTGTCTTTTAGCAAATCAAATGCTTTGTCAAATGCAGACTTAGCTTTGTCACTTAATACAATTGGTGAACCTTTTGGTGGTGTTTTCTTCTTAGGTTCTTTCGCAGGCTTCTTTTCGTCAATGAGTTCGCCCATCTGATTTTGAAGTGCCTGCAACTTAGCTACTGACTTTTCAAGGTTACCTACTTTACCTTCAACTTGTTTTGTAAGTATGTTAGCAGTTTTGTTTACGTCTGCTGCTGTTCCTTCTACCTGTAAAGTAGTGTCTCTAGATGTTTGTGACAACACATCAGTAGAAGCATCAAACAAGATTGCTGGTTTGTCTTTGAAGAAGTCTTGGTTAAATCCGTAAGCACCGTAGAGATTTTTAGGATTTACTTGGTTGATATCTTGTAGATACATGTTACCAAATTCTTCAGAAGCTCTTTGAGTCAGGCTCATCTTTCTTCTTGATTCTCTATCAACTTTATAGTGAGTTAATCCCACGTCACCTTTTGTCGAGTGACCAAGAATCATATTAGCTACTGATGCACCTTGCTTTTCATTTATTGCGTCAAATACATTCTTTCGTAAATCAGATATTGTAAATGGTATTTTCTTGTTAGTTTTTTGATTTGTAATGTCTAAACCCATTTCAGACATAGTTTCGTTCATTGCATTGTTTACAAGTGTTCGTAATTTAGCTTCACTTTGATTAAACAACTTTACGGATTTACTATCCCCCATTCTTCCTTTAGCATCTGTTCCAAGATCAGCTAGTATATCTTGAGCTAAAGATGGTAGTTGGTAGTTTGTTTTTTTTCCTTTATTACTTATGCCATAAAGAGTGTTCGATCCGGGATCAAGCGTTCCATATGCTGAATCCTTGACAGCTTCACCTACAGTCAAGTTTACTAAATCTTTATTTCTTATACCTAAAAGATGCTTTAGTTGAAAGAAAGCCACTGCTTCTTTGTTGCCTTTTAGTTTTAGTGTGGTTGCGTGTATCGCTTTGTTTAAATTTTCTATAGACGGCAAGGTAATTTTTTTAGCTGCAGCATCTCCTCGTAGCTGTGTGGCTTTATCAAATCTTAATTTTGTAGGGTCACCTTGTACTTTTGCAGTTCTTATAGTTCCCTTGCCTGCTTCAAATCTATTACTATATGGATAATTAAAATCTTCACTGGCAGCTATCTGTGTGAGACTACCTTCTACTTTTGCTAATGTAACGTAATCTGGACTACTACCTACTTTGTTAAAGACATCGTGCTTCTCTCTGTCTCCCATGCTATCCCAATTATCTTCTAGGCTAAATCCTGCTTCTTCAAGTCTTTTCAAAAACGCAGATTTCTTACCGTTGTTTTGGTACAGCTTTACTTCGGGTCGACCTAATTCAAAAGCTTCAGCTATTGTTAGGTTTCCATCTTTTAATTTTTGTAGGAGTTCATCCATTTGTTCTAGTATCCAAATGTTTCATTTTGCACCTGATAGACCTGAGCCTTGATGCCATTAAGCGTTTGATGAATCGCCGCATACCCTGTCATCCTTGTCATCAACATATATCTTAGAGCATCGTATGCGTGATCTTCTGCTTTAGTGTCTACGTCTTCGCTGTTAGTTTTGGAAAGAGGAATTGCTGCCAATTGCTTGACAGTGTTGCTGCAATTAGAAAACACTCGTAATCTAGGTTCTTCTGTTCTTGGGTCATCTGCAAGCCTACGATGTATTTCCATCTTACCTTGTATTCTGTTACGATCAGACGGTGTCCAACGAACACCACATCTCATCATTGTTTCTGCTATGGAAGGACCAAACCCTGTCTTATTCCAACAGGAGGAGTCAAGTACTGTATAGTGAGGTAGAGGGTCTAATTGCTCTGCTTCTAGTATTCTATCAGCTAATTGTTCTGCTGTCAACTGTTTTACGTACAGTTCACGATAAATCCATATATTGTTATCCCAGTCAATAGCACCCCACAAGACACAAGAAGGACTTGCATACCCGTAGTCAGCGGCACGTATTCGGGGCCAGTTGGTAGGTAACTCAAAACTCTCGACCACATGTTTTGCTCTGCTAAATTCTGGGAAGGCACAGCCATCGGCTACATCCCAATCCCCTTCGAGTAATCTCTTCCGTTCTATTTCAGGTAGTGAACGAAGCATAGCTTCATATTGTCCATCTGCCATAAGGAACGGGTTGTCCGTAAGTCTCGCAGGAATGAACCTACGATAGAACAAAGGTTGACCTTCCTTTTCGTGTCCTTGCGGCCAGAAGAAAGGTCTGCCTGTTTCAACATCTGCTGCAGGGAACGGTTTGTTATGTTCCCCTACGTCGATGTACATCTTCTTAATCCACCACCCACCGATTCCACCCGGATTGGCAGTACACCTCATATACAAACTCTTTTGTAACTCGGGGTCGGTGCTTCTTAATCTTGATCTCAGGTAATCCCACACGTAAGGTGTTGGGTATTGGGTTATCTCGTCTATCCCTATCCAGTTGAAAGCTTGTCCTTGAAATCGGGTTACATCTTTGTCTTTGTCTAGATAGGTAAACCAAATGGTTGCTCCAGATGGGAAGTGCCACGTTGACTTTGACTCACGGAACTTTGCACCGGGAAACGCTTTGGGGTACAGTTGTCGTGACTTGTCTATTAACTCAGTAAGTTCGTCAAGAGTACGCCTGAGAAGAAGACCCCTATGATTAGGATTAGTGCAATAACGAAGGGGGTCTGCCAACAAGGCGAAAGATTTGCCCCCACCAGCAGCACCTCCATAGAGAACATCTCTTTCACTAGACGACAGAAACTCTTCTTGAGGTCCTTCATTCGGCTGAAACACGACTTCCCTATTTCCAACAAGTTCTTGGACAGGTGGAGGAAGGCTTGCCAACTCCCCTGTATCGATAACGGTAGTTGCATCTCCCTTAAGAGCTTTCTCAACCTTACCAACTTTCTCTTCAAGCTTTCTGGCATATCTTCTTTTACTTTCTGCTACTTTGGTTGTTTTTTCTGCACGCTTCTTTGCGTCACGTAATCTCTTCTGTGTCTGTCGCCTTGCTTTTTCTGCTGCAGACAGGAAATATCTTTGCTTAGGTGCTTCGGGGTCTTTCTTAGGGCGACCCCTCTTTGGTGCATCAGTCATCTTTATACTATTGACGTATTTACTTTTCTAACACTATTTGAATACTTTTGAGTAGGTCTTAAAAACTCAGGTAATCTATTGGGATTTTTATCTTGTTTCTTTATGTTTTTTTTAAATTCATCTTCTATAGATTTTACTTTTGGGTTTTTTCTTAAAAATTTTGGTAGCTTATCCATGTGTCGTCTCCTAATTGTTAACTTTGCGTGTATTTCTGTTATCTCTATTCATGCTACACTTCTT